CAGTCAACAGAGAGAATCAGTCTGGTATCTACATAGGGCCTACTCGTGGATTAAGTTCACCAAAGAATAGTAGGAGAGGTTGTTTATGTTTAGATAAACCTACTTATGATGTTAAATGTTGCAATGGAGCATTGATGCAGCAAGGTATTGGTAACATACAATCACCTAATAGAACAGGCGGTGGTGGATTTAGTGATGGATACGATGAAGGTTTCGAACAAGTAAATCAGTAAAAATAAAATAAAGATATGTCTCAAATATCAAAGCAAGCACTTATTGTTGATAATAATCAATCATTCCCTACAAACAACGCAGGTGAAATTACACCATCGGATTTAAGGGCATTTAATGTTAATATGATTGATTCATTGGTAAACGAAATACCTTATCAATCATTTACAGCATCAGTAACTAATTCAATTAACTTATTGAATCAGTTTAGTGCATCCCAACAACCATCCTTCACTGCGTTGAATACATTTACTGCAAGTCAGTTAACAATCAATTCAGGATACAATGGAGCAACACAATCTTTGTCAGCAAGTCTTGCAACAACCAATACTGCATTAAATCAAGTAATAGCATATACAGGTAGTGTAAATCAAATAGTATCAGCAAATGTATTACAAGGATATTCAACAAGATTTTATTTTGATGGATTATTGAGTGCAAGTGTTGTAGCTAATGTAGGTGGTGCAATTGCAACTATATCATTATTAAATGACACAACAAGAGTTAGTACATCATCGTTCAATGCTTTTACGGCATCTACTGATTCATCTATATCTAATTTAAATCAGTTTAGTGCATCTACATTAATAAGTTTAAGTAATATAAATCAAACTACTGCATCATTAAATATTTCAGTTAGTAATTTAAATGCATTCACTTCATCTCAAATAAGTTTTAATGCATCAGCAACTGCATCAATATCACAATTGTTAACTTTATCTGCTTCATTAAGTGGTGGATATGCAACACAAGGTGAGTTAGATGCATCTTCATCCCAATTACAAAATAACATTGATACAAAGTTAAATACATCTTCGTTCAATTCATATACTGCATCACAAGTTGGAACAAATCAATTTACTTCAAGTATTAATTCATACACTGCAAGTAATGATATAAAGTGGACAACAATAGGATTATTAACTGGCTCATACGCAACAACTGGTAGTAATACATTTATTGGAACACAAAGTATGAGTGGTTCGTTAAGATTAACAGGTAGTGCATATGGTAATGTAGTATCAGCAAGTATAGTAAGTTCAACTGCAAGTATTGATTTAAGTGCAGGAAACTATTTTACTTTATTAATTGCAAGTAATACAAACATAAATGTAACCAATCCTCAACCAGGTGTGACTGCAACATTAGTAATTAATACTGCAGGAGCAGCAACTGCATCGTTTAGTTCAAATGTAAAACAATCTTCAGGGTCGTTTTATGTTCCATCTATATCGGGTAATATAGACATACTTTCATTCACTGCTGTAACTACTTCAAGCGTTTATGTAGTGCCGGCATATACATTTGTATAATATGATATTTCAAAACTTTAATAAAGGTGGTACTGAAAGAGTTAATTATGGCACATATGAATATGTTCCTGGCTCTGATATAATATATGACTTTGGTAATCCAATTTGCACATCAGCATTTAATAGTAGTAGAATAGTTTATAATGTGGGTAGTGTAAATGTAACAGGCTCTCTAATACCTTATGCTAATCCAGGTAATATTTATCCAACATTAATGGTTGATTATGGAGGAACGGTGAATTTTAATAGACAAGCGAGTGCAGGTACAAATTATTTACAATGGGATTGGAAATCTACACAACAACAAACAAATATTTTTGTTTATCAAGCACCTTCCGGTGCTGGTGGTAGTGGAGAAATGGGATTCCCTGGAGGAACTAGTCCATCTGCAGATTCTATTTATATTACTTTAAATAAATATAATAATGTATTTGGAGGTGGATTTAATAGTTCAAATACACAATTTGATGATATATTCGGCGCACCAACTTTAATTTCTAGTTCATGGAATACAATTGCATATACATCTAATGGTGCTAGTATTAGTAATCTTTATTTAAATCAAAGTGCTCCAATTTTAAGTACAACAACTATAACAAGAGCAACTAGTGGAACTCAAACATTTAAATTTCCTTTCATAACTGGAAATACAACAACTAGTTTTCAATCTGTGGTAATGGCATTCTTGCAATATCCATTCATTTTAACACCAAAACAAATTAGACAAACATATAAAGTATTCTCACAAAGATTCTCTACATAAAAAAATAACTATTTTTTAATCAACCTTTGTTATTAAAGGTATAAACAATCAAACAATGAATTCAAAAACTGTATTAAGTAAGATATTAGGACTTTTATCTATGGATAAAGAAGTGGAATTAACTTACGCAAAATTGAAAGACGGAACAATCGTTGAATCTGCAACATTCGATGTAGGTGAAGATTTATTCGTAGTATCAGAAGATGGTACTAAAACCCCAGCTCCAGACGGAACACATGAGTTATCTTTAAAAGATGAATCAGGTAACGAAAACTTAATCAAAGTTATCACTAAAGATGGTAAGATTGAAGAAAGAGAAAACGTAGAGTTAGAGCAAGTAAAGGTAGAGGCAATCCCTCAAGCATCAGGAGATGTATTAGATGTAAATTTAGTACCTGACCAAACTAACCAAGTTAAATCTGGAACTTTAATGGCAGAAGAAACCGAAGAGGTAATGCCAATCCCAGAAGATGCAACCGAAGAAGATGAGTCAGAAGTAGAAATTAACTTAGCTGACATGGTTAAGAAAATCGAAGAGATGACTTATAGAATTCAAGAGATGGAAACTAAGATGGAAGCAATGATGCCACCAGTAGATTCTGAAGTAACTCAAGAAGTTGCAGGAATGAAAATGTCAGCAGAGCCTGATGAAGAAGAAGAAGAGTTACCAAAATTAGATGGTGCTCCAATGGAAGAAGCAACTAGATTCTCAGCTGAAACAAATAGAAAAAACTATGGTAAGAAAACAACAGATTCACAATCTACGTTTTTATCAAAACTTTATAAATAAAATTATTAACAATCCTAAAAAGGAAACAATGAACAAATTACAAAAATTCGCGGCTCCTCCTACTATTACTGCAACTACCTACGCGGGTGAAGCAGCAGCAGGATATATCGCAGCAGCACTATTAAGTGCAAACACATTGGACAAGAAGCTTGTTACTATCATGCCAAACGTGAAGTACAAATCTGTAATCCAAAAATTAGCAGTAAGTGGTATCGTACAAGATGCTTCTTGCGACTTCGTAACTTCAGGTAGCGTAGCTATTACTGAACAAATTTTAACACCAAAAGAATTACAAGTTAACTTACTATTATGTAAGCAAGAATTTGTAGCATCATGGGAAGCTTTACAATTAGGTTTCTCTGCTTTTGATGAAATCCCTAAGAACTTTAACGACTTCTTAATCTCTTATGTTGGTGGAACAGTAGCTCAAGCAACAGAAGAAAACATCTGGGCTGGAACTGCAACTAATGGTTCTTTCACAGGATTCCAAACTTTATTCTCTGCTTCAGTAGCAGCGGGTGGAGCAACAGCAGTATTACCTGCAAGAACAACTGGTGGTTCATCTGCAATCATTTCTGGTAGTGTAGACGCAACAACTGTAATATCTAAATTAAATTCAGTTTATCTAACTATCCCTAAGACAGTTTTCGGTAAGCCTGATTTATTGATTTATGTATCTACTGACGTAGCAAGAGACTATCAAGCTGCATTAGCAGGTGGTGGTGCAAGTGGTTTAGGTGCTAATGGTTTCAACAATCAATTAAACGTTGGCGAAAAACCAATGAACTTTAATGGTATTGAAATGGTAATGTGTCCAGGTATGGGTGAAAACAAAATCGTAGCAGCTCAGAAGAGTAATTTATTCTTCGGGACCGGCTTGTTGTCTGACTACAATGAAACAAAAGTAATCGACATGGCTAACATTGATGGTTCTCAAAATTACAGAATTGTAATGAGATTTACATCTGGTGTTCAGTTCGGTGTTGGACAAGATATCGTTTACTACGGAGCATACTAATATTAACTAACAAAACTAAAACAAAGTATCATGCCATGTAATTTATCAGCGGGAAGACAGGAAGTTTGTAAAGAATCAATTGGTGGTATCCAAGGGGTTTACTTTATTAACTATGTAACCGGGTCTTTCACTAAAAACGTAAGCGGTGAAGTAACTGCAGTACCATCAGGTAGTGTGTTATATTTTTACACTTTAAAAGGGTCAAGCGCATATACTGAAACTGTTACCACTTCAAGAGATAATGGAACTACATTTTTTTCACAAGAATTAATTCTAAACTTAAAGAAGTTAACAAACGAGATGACTACTCAATTAAAGCTTATGGCTTATGGTCGTCCTCAAATTATCGTTTGGACAAATAACGGAGATGCATTATTAGTTGGTGAACAATTAGGAGCAGATGTAACCGCAGGTACAATTTCTACTGGAGCAGCATTGGGTGACCTTTATGGTTATTCAGTAACGTTCACAGGTATGGAAAAATTACCAGCAGCATTTATTTCTGGAAGTACAACAGCTAACGCATTAGGTGGTCTAACTGCAAACTATTCAATAGTTACCGGTTCAGCTGCTTAATCAGTATTAACATTAAAAATATTAACCCTCTACTTAAAACGTAGGGGGTTTTTTATTTTAACTATTATTAGATAATTATTTGTTATTATTAGATACAGACAAGATAAACAATACTTAATGCTAGCATATTACATATCTCAATCAAACGCATATACATTTAGAACTCAGCCTACTGGCTCCAATGAGTTTACAATGTCATTACAAGACATGTATACTTTACAAAACTTTACAATGTCAATGGCAAGTATGTCTTATAGCCCATACGAATCATTTGTAGCATTTACAGGAAGTATTAGTGGGTCATATGTTGCTGCTGAATATAGAGCAACTCTTTACAATCAAGGTGTAGGAAGTAATCCAGGCAATGCAACAGGCAATGCAATATGGCAAGGTTCAATCCAAGTATATGCATCACAATCAATAGACAAATCGGTATACGAAAACCAAATACCTCCAATAACTTCACACGCTAGTGAAAACAGATACATAATTTTGACTTAATATGAAACAACAACAAAAATTCTCCATCGTTAATGTAAATAATAATCAGCTTCCTATTATAACGGAAGATGCTAAAACACGATATAATTGGATTCCATTCGGTGTTTATGGGCACGATGATTTCTTTGATGCAGTAACAATGACTTATAATGTAAGTACGACTAACTCAGCATGCGTAGAAGGTATCGCTGATTTGATATATGGTAAGGGTGTATACTCTAAAGATAAAACATTCAATGATACATTACAAAAGTTAATTCCACAAGAAGAAACTAAGAGAGTATCATTTGATTTAAAATTGTATGGCAATGGTGCGTATCAAGTATATTGGAACGATGAACATACAAAGGTAATTAAATTCTATCATGTACCTGTTCAATATTTAAGAGCAGAGAAGTTAGATTCACATCCTAGAATAGAAAACTATTTTTATTGTACTGATTGGAATGACCAAAGAAAGATTAAAAATAAAAAGAAAATACCTGCATTCGGTACGTCTAATGAGAAGTGTGAAATACTTTACATTAAACATTACTCACCAGGTTTGTATTATTACTCTTTGCCTGATTGGGTTGCAGCAATGCAATTCGCAGTAACGGAAGGTGAGATTAGTAACCTACATTTAAATAATATTACAAATGGTTTCTTACCTGCTGTAATGTTAAACTTTAATAATGGTGTACCTGCTCCTGAAGAAAGAGAAACAATTGAAGATTTAGTTCAAGCTAAATTTACAGGAACAGATAACGCAGGTAGATTTATGTTATCATTTAACGATGACCCTGCAACTAAACCTACGATTGATATTATTGACATACCTAATCTACATGAGAAGTATGATTATGTAGCAACATACACACAAGATAGAATACTTGTAGCACATAGAGTAACCTCTCCTTTATTATTTGGTATAAGAACCACAAATAATGGATTTAGTTCTCAATCAGAAGAAATGAAAACTGCATTTAGTATCTTGCAAACAATGACTATCTCTCCATTCCAAAACCTAATCTTAAATAGTTTAGATATGGCATTGACAGAAGGTGGATATGATAATATGGAATTATACTTTGAACAATTAACTCCGTTAGTTTTATTATCACAAACTGCAGAAGAGACAGGTAAATCAATTGCACAGGTTGAAGATGAAACTAATAAGTCTATGGAAAATCCTGCAACACAAGAAAACCCAGGAGACCAAACAACACAAGATGCTGAATTAGAAAGTGAACCAGTACCTAATGTTAGTTTAAGTTCAGCATTTTTTCAAAGAGAATACGAAACATTTAAACAAAAATAAATTATGGCATACGCACTTTTTATTAATAGAAACGATATAATTAAGAACACACCTCTTCAAGGAGCAATTGATGCAGATGCTTTATTACCATTCGTTAGAACTGCTCAAGATAAATACTTAAAGAATCTTTTAGGTACAATTCTATTTGATTATTTACAGGCACAAATCATTGCAAACAATGTGGACAACTTGTCAATATATTATCAAGACCTATTAGATGACTATGTTAAAAATACATTGATGTGGTATTCTTGTGTTGAATATATTCCTTTTAGTTCAGTTCAGTTTAAATCTAATGGTAGTATCAAACAACAAAGTGAACAAGGTATTGCACCTTCTAAAAGTGAAATAGATTATTTATTAGCTAAGGCACAGAATAACGCTGACTATTATGCATTTAGATTAAAAAACTATCTAATTGCATATTCAAACAACATACCTCAATACTTAC